ATTGAGGTAAGACGAGTTTCTCTGTAAGGATATCACTAAGTAACTTAGGCATATTCTCACTAAACTCGGCGTATACTTCGTAGACACAGTTAATCTTCTTTTGCTTACGGAATAAGGATTTCTTCTTCCGTCTGTAGATGTACTGCTTCTTCACCACGATAATCTTGAGATTATTACCGATTTTGGTGTGAAAGTCTATCCGATTGATTACGTCAGGTTCAACTAACTCTAATTTCTTCTCACCTAGGAAAGCATCGCTAATGGTGTATACTTTAGTCAATATTTTCTCAATGATACACATCGATTACTCCTAAAGGTGAAAGAAACGATATTCTCCTACTTTTAAGAGTAATAGTTACGAGTGAAAGCTCTCAGTACGATGTATAACAAAATACCTGTTCTGGTAGCAGCAATAGCCGGAGTGGATTTGACTTTAGTTGCTCTTTTAACTACCTTCTCCATGTCATCACGAATCCCTAGCAATAAAGGATCAGTAGTACGAGAAGAAGTATAGATACCTTTTAGCTTAGAAAGTAATCCAGGGATATCAGACTTATTCTTCATGGCATTACGGTTACTGTATAAGTAAACCAGTAAGTGTGTCATGATTCTTTCAATCAAGTCACTCAACTCAATCTTGTCTTGATTGTTCTTGGAGTAGACATCGGAGATATACCCTAAAGTGTTTCTAAACATCTGTGGAGGCATGGTCTTATTGGCATTTTCAATAATGCTTACTAAGTCTAGTTTAATAAAACTAGGTTTATCCCCAATGATGTCATTTAGGTAATTCTTATAGATTTCCAAAGATTGCTCTTTGTCTTTAAGAATACTCTCCCCATCTGTTTCAATGTAGGTAGCTGAAGTACTGTTAATCTTCAGTCCAGATTCTTGTACCATCTTCTGTAGATTATAGATGCCCTTTAGCATCTCTTTAATACGGGTAGCGTTATCGATTACGACATAAACCACTGAATTGGTGTGTCCAGATGATTTCATGTCGATATCCATTCGGTTAATCGCATGTTTGTGGATGCCGTTTACCATGTCTACTGTATCGTCTGCTCTTTCTCGTATTACGGCTAACCAGCTGCCTAAACGCTTAATAGCATAACGATTAGACATAGAGGCTAGAGTGGCCTCTGCCACAGCCTTAGAGCAAGGAAATGGCCAATGTCGATTCATTCTAGACGTTAAGAAACGAATACACATGACCATCATCACGTCACTCATGGCTTTCTGTTTCTTCTCTTTAGAGAGCTTACCGCTATTCCAAAGGGAATGACATAACCAAACACAAGATAATGATAATGGATCACCTGCTACTTTATATTTCACTGCATCGATAATCAGGTTTAAATCATCTTCTACATCGGATTCATCAATCCCTAGGATTTCTTCAAACCACCTACCCCTATCGTTATTCGTAAACGTGATTTTGTGGGTACCAGTCAGTGGACCACCCCAAAACTGAGAATCTTCATCGGACTTAGTGATTAACTGGTTAAGGTATCGTTCTACCTTTTGGGTAAACTTCGTATCGAATGATAGATTACACTTATCGTTAAATACGTCTTTTACGTGTTTGTACATAATAGATTTCCTATCTACATAGCGAATTCATCATAGTTTTTTATACTCTCTAGCCTGGTTAGGTGGCTAGAGAGTATAGTTTCATCTATTCAAATCAGGGAATTGAGTAACATCGAAAGTGTTCTGGTATCTAAACTTCTTATAGTGGCCAGTTCTAATGTAGTCTTGGTAAAGCACTATGTTATAGTCTTTATAGCGTTTACTACGCATGGAGAAATCATATACTCGTTTGCTATCTAAACCTAAGAAGTTACGTGAACTAGGCATTGGTAATAGTATTGTAGCTGGTTCATTGTCTTTATAAACGGCTACTACATTACCTTTACGACCATTCCTTGTTACTTCAAGATAAGGATCAGTAACAAGTGACCACTCTCTTAAGTCAGTGAATAGCTTCACTTGAACTAGGTTATTTAACATGGGGTGTTTACCGTTATTCAAGTCTTCTAGTAACTTAGTCTCGATAATACCAAACATGTCTTTCAATTTAGCCATATTAGGTACAATCTTCTCATGGTTAGGTGAAACCTTGAAATCCTTGATTAGGAAAGCCCTATCTGATCTTGCACCCAATATATCGACAGGTTCTGGCCAAGGTGTTTCATCATCACCGTACTTAACCTGAATTCCTTCTTTCCATAATCGGTTATCAACCCTACCAAACTTAAGTTTAGATTTCTTTAATCTTTCTTGACAAGCGAAGTGATCGATACCAATATCGTTAGCTAATTCGGTTATCGAAAGATATCTCTTTATTTCACCAGTATAGTAGTCTCTACTCTTCATTGGCTTCATTTGTTTCAATAAACCGTTCTTACTAGCTCTTAAGCTATTTTCTTTCTGGGTAACCACTTCTAGGTTCTCTAGGCGGTTATCAGTCTTGATTCCATTGATGTGGTCTACAGACCATCTCACCCCGTTCTCATCCTTAGTACCAACCCCTCTACTTACCTTCTTGAATTCCTCTGGCCTAAAAGCCATTAGCAGTAGGTGGTGCTGTCTTACTGTTTTCACCTTCTTAAGTTTCTCGTTACGTAAGTTAAATTCGTAATACCTGTTATTCAAACTGGGGTGAATGAACTTCTCAGTCCACTCACTATAGACAATACCATCTTTATTGATGTAGTGGTAAGGGTACTCTGGCCCTATCTTAACAAACTCTTTTAAATCGTATTTAGGGAAATATTCATTCATTAAACGATTTAAGGTAGTGTATTTATACCCACCTTCCCATGGAATAGGGATATGGTAAGCAAACTGTTTTTCGTTTTTACCAAGTACTCTTAAAAACTTATTGGTGTAGGTACTGTAGACATTACCTTCTTGATTAATCCAGTAACCAGGGAAGTTAGTCCTCTCGTTATCACTAATAGTTTCCTTAAAGCCTTTCGCTTTCAGTTCCGAAATACTGTACATGTTAGTCAATCTTTGAAAAATAATCCATATGATGATTTAAAACAGCGTATAAATTTTGTTGTATAAACTTGGTCTACAAGTAAGGAAAGACTAATGACTATTTTATTCCTAGATGACTGGAATAGGTATCCTGAGGCAATAGTGGATACTAAGACCAGGAACCAAAGCTATATTGACATGGCCAACGTGTATAAGAAGATGGGGTTAAAGAACTACTATTTCCATTTAGCCTTACACGACAGAACAATACAAGGAGTAGATCCATTTTCACCAGACTTAACCATGGAGCAAATGGCTAGGATTGCGTTGGAGTGTAAGAACAACTTCTGGTACTTCGTGAGGGAAATTGCCACAGCACCTAACACATCAGGTAACAACTATTACTTAGCCAATCGCGGTAATCTATCACTGTGGTGGTGTTTCTTAAACCACATTCGTTACTTCTTCGTGATGGCTCGTCAGTTAGGTAAATCTAGCTCGATTGACAAGATTAGCGAATGGTGTTTGTTCTTCTGGACGGACATGCGTATTTTTCTATTAACCAAAGACAGTAAACTTAGAGCTGAAAATATCAGGAGGATACAGAACTCTTTTAGACGTTATCCCTATTACTTAAATCCATTAACTAAACTGGATGCTGATAACAGTGAATTGATTACCGTTAAGAAGAGAAACTGCTACCTCAATACCGGTATTGCTCAAGCTCAACCAGAAAGTGCTGAACGTGTAGGTCGTGGTTTTAGTAGCCATGTGCTCTTACTGGACGAGGCGGCATTTTGTCTTAATCTATCTCTAAGTTTCAATTCTGCTTCGGCTTCTCAGAACGCGGCGATTGAAAAGGCTAGGGAAGCCGGTATGCCTTACGGCTGTGTGATTGCTACTACAGCTGGTTCTAAGGACACTGATTACGGTGCTTATGCTTATAAGCTCTATAGTGAAGGTTGTCCTTGGACAGAAGAGTTGTTAGATTGTAAAGATGCGGAAGAATTAGAGAAAAGGGTTAGAGCTGGGTCCAACCCCATGTCTGCTATTGCTAAGAACGGCATTTACGCGGTAACTGGTGTGTTCTCCCACAAGCAGTTAGGTAAAGACGATGCCTGGTTATCGGAAAACGCGTCCCGTGCCGGTGTTACTGGGGCTAACTTGTTAAAAGACTTCCTTAACGTTTGGGTATCTGAAATGGAATCTTCTCCATTTAACGTAAAACAAACCCAGATGATGAAAGTAAGTGAAATGGAGCCTCAGGCTCATGATGCCTCTGGCTATATCCATGTTAAATGGTATTACACCGCACATGAAATCGATAAAATCATGAATGAGAAACCAGTCGTAATTGGTATCGATAGCTCTAACATGGTGAATAACGACAATAGCTGTTTGGTATTCGTTGACGCTACTAACCTAGAAATCATTGGTACGGCTTCCGTTAATCGAGTGAATTTGTATAAGTTCTCGCAGTGGTTAAGTGATTTCATGGTGAAATACCGTAAAGTCATGATTATCCCAGAGAACAGAAGTAGTGCTCAAGGCATCATTGATTACTTAATTGAAACCTTGCCTGCCCATGGTATTGACCCATTTAGACGTATTTTCAATACCATTGTACAAGAGAAGTCATCAGACCCACGTAAATTCCAGTTAATGGATTCTCATCCTAACCGAATGAATATCGCTAACCAACACCGAAATACCTTTGGTTATACGACATCTGGCTATGGTAAGTACTCTCGTGATAACCTCTATAACGAAACACTATTTAGAGCGATTGACATCTCTGCTGATAAGCTAAAAGACAACCAACTGATTAATGAACTATTGAGTCTGGTGATTGTAAATGGACGAATTGACCATCCTAAAGGGGGTCATGATGACATGGTGATTGCTTGGTTATTGGCTTGTTGGTTTATCTTCAATGGTCGTGAAACTGGTTATTACGACATCAATAGAGGTCGTTTCTTAAGTGAAGTGGCTTTTGCAGGTGAAGTATTAGATGCTAAGACAATACTGAAGAAGAGAGAACAGGATAGCTTAAAAGAGAGTATTACTGCTCTTTATAACGAAATGAGTAATACGGATAACTACTTCGAATTTGCTAAATTGGAGAAAGAGATTCGTTACTTAGAAAGTAAGTTATCGATAGAGAACAGAGAGCAAATGAGTATCTCTGGCATGATTGATGACTTGAAGGAAGGTAAGAAACTCACTACTTTAAGGAAACAACCCAATATGGTCAATGATATTATTGGTGGTTTAGCTGATGTCAATACTGATTCATTGGGATTGAATCCTTACAACAATAGGGGTGTTTCTCGATTTGAATCCCTATTGACTGGTAACAGTAATAGTGGTAATTTAGACCTAGAATACTGGTTAAGTTAATGGTAAGACAGACTAATACACTCCTCTACCCCTGTTGCGAGGGTAGAGGAGTGTATATCGTCTTTTTCATCAACTACTACGAAAGGAGTCTCAACGATGTTGTTTATGGGAAAACTGACAACCGTTTTGCTTGTTTATCTTAGAGGATTTATCGTGAATAACCGAAAAACAATTCCGTAAACAAAACAGTTAGTCACGACAGACAAACGACCTCTCTATAGGAACCATCCGGAACCGCCCCGGACTGTTCTTTTCATAGGGTATTGAGTCCCATTTCTTTTATCAGGCAATCAATACCGGCAAGGGTGACAATGACAAATAGAGGTCATTATCGGTGGTATTGATGTACCAGAGAATAATGGGTGTAGCAGTAGCCGGAATATCGAAAGGAATAGTTAAATCTTCATTCCACTTACGAATCGGGAATTCGATGCTGTTGTCCCCCCAAATGATTTTAAACATATTGGGTTTAGGTGCATTAGGTTCTCGATTAGTACGATATTGCGGTAAGGTAGTGTAGTAGACTTTGTTCAAGAAGTCATCTAGGGTAGTACAGCTATTAGCGATATTGATTACATTGCTATTGGTAGCAATGGATTTCACTAAGAGGTGTAAACCTTTACCGTAGGCTGGGTTTTGATAAGCTTCAAAACCAATCTCCCACCTATCGTCTGT